TGTTGCGGAACAGGAACTTGCCAAGGCTGATCTGGAACGGAAGATTTCCGAGGTAGACCAGAAGATCGCTTGTGCGGGTAATGCAGTAGAAAGTCTACGGCAGGAAGAAATGCAGCTGCAGTTCGATATGTCCGGCATCATGCAGACGATGAACCGCGAGTTGTCCAATCAGAGAAATAATATTGAAGTTGAGCTATTCGGTTGCACAACAGAACTGGATCGTTTCAAACCAACGATTTCTCTGAAAGAAAAGCAGATTGACGACAATGCCAAGGCTATTGCTGATGCAGATGCCGAGCGGAAGAAGCTGGGCGAGCAGTACAATTTCGAGAAAGCCAAAGCATTTGATGAAACACCCTATCTGTTTGATGAATCCAAGTGGGTATTTGATGAATCTACAACGGTTTGCTCTTTATGCGGGCAGACACTTCCTGCGGAAAAGATCGAGCAGTTAAAGGCTGATTTTGAAACCAGAAAGGAATTTGCCAAGGCAGATGCTGCGCGGAGATTGGCAGATGCCAAGAACAGCTTCATTGCCCAGAAGAACTCTAATCTGAATGAAATCAAGGCAAAGGGTTTCACAAAGAAAAGTCTGATTGAGGAACTGACAAAGAAAAATGCTGATCTGAATACGGAAATTGATGCTTTGAAGAAACAGGAACGGGATGCCATTGCAAAGAAAGAAGAACTTTCCAAGCAGTTGTCCGAGGTCCCGGAAGAAGCCGATTATTCTCTGAATGAAGAGTATGTGAAGCTGAATGCCAGACATGACG